GAACCACCTCCATTCACGTATTCCCCCATATAAAAACACTTAAACATTATACTTAAAGGAGCTTGATTAAATGATCAACATTTTAAGCAAAGAACAAGATGAAGCAATCCGGTATTTCAAAAACAAGCTAAACATATCTGAAAAACTGTACATATCCCTAATTAATTTTAACCTGCTTAGAGATAAACACGAAGACTTTGGCAATAGACTATATGAGCTTTATAAAACAGATCCTTATCTGTATATCAGAGCACTTAAAGAAGGTTATGTGGTTGATCAGCCAATTGAATTTAATGAAGCAATTGTGCGGTTCTATGATGGCGAAGAACTTGCTGTGATCCATAAGACTACTGGGAAGAGATATAACGTGAATATAAAAATGAAAAAGCTTCCTGACGGTTTTACGCTACAAACAATGAACATGTGGTCATGGAGTGAAGTTGTTTAATTTTATGAATTTTCACTTGTTTTGATTTGTTATGTCGTAAAGTGGGTACAATTAAGGATTAGCAGGAAAAGGATCTCTTATATTAATGTTAAGGAGGTATTTAATGTGTTGGTATTTGAATATGGCAGAACGAAGCAAGAAGCTCTGTCTAACCTATGTAGAAAAATGATCCGTGAGTACCCAGATGAAATTTTCACAACGGACTTAGCAAAAGTTTCTGATTACGGTAATGAAGGATCAGATAAGAGATACGTAGCTGAATTTCGGGTATAGGATAGTTTGTTATACAGAAGCGCCTTTGCTTAGGCGCTTCTTAACTCTCAATATCATTTTATAAAATTACACGCGCTATTGGGGGGCGGAAACAAAAAGATCAATAACTTCAGAAGCAGCCTGTACAGCAATTGATAAAGACACTCATCAAAGAAAGAACTGTTTATTATTTTCTAGAATAAAAATAAAATAGTTGTTGACCAATCTGTTTTGGTGATGTAAGATTAAGTTATCCCAAAGAGAGAAAGGAGGAAAGAGATGAAAAAGGAATTAAAGATACTGAAAGTATCTGCCGAAGCCTTACATACCTACAAAAATGATGTAAAAAGGAATTACGACATTGACGAAGACCAAGCAAGAAGAAAATTAACCAGGAATGTGATGTTGGTAAAGGAATTTAAGCCAAGAGGAATTAAAAGAGGTCTTTTTTCAAAAACATATTCATATGGAAACTTAAAGATCACAATTCGACATGGAACAGTAATAAGGATTGAAAATGTAAAAGGTGATCCTGAACCTTGGGACTTTCCAAAAAAGAGATACATAGAATTAAACAAGCTACTTGGTATCAAGGATTGTAAGTTTAGTAGCAAGTCTCATTATAGGCATTTTAAGAATAAAAATAAAATCAATAATTAAAGGGAGAGGTTGATTATTTACATGGCAGAAAATAAAACAGTATTACGTGAAGCATCAAATGTTGTAACTATTGAGGGGACACTTGCTGAGGTAAAACACACTGAGTGGAAAAGTGGTAAAGGGCTAAATATTGAACTAGATATTGAGGTTGCACCAAATGAAGTGCATACAGTAAAAGGCTTTTCAAAATATAAGAAAGCTGATGGCACAGATAATGCTATTGCAAAAGGTTATCAAACCATTATTAGTGAATATAAGTCCATTGCAGAACATGGGAGAGATGAAGCTGACAAAGTGAGAATTACCCAAGGAAAGATTGGATTGAATGAATATTACTCTCAAGGGATTTTAAAGGCGTATCCACAGTTAACGACTAACTTTGTAAATAGACTGGACGCCAATGAAGAATTCAATCCAAGAGCAGAATTTGATGTTGAGCTGTTTGTAAAGAATGTAACCGAAGAAAAAGTAAAAGGTGAAGAAACGGGCAGAGTTAATTTAAATGGTTATATTCCTTTATATGGTGGGAAAGTAATTCCGTTTGAATTTGTAGTCACAAAAGAAGGGTCTCAATATGTTGAAAATAATTATGAAAAAGGGTCTACGGTTAACGTTTTTGGAAAAATTATTAACTTTAAAGAGCAAAAAGTAACGACCAAAACAGCAGCATTTGGCGAAGACAAGAAAGAAATCACTACTAATTCGAAAAGAGAGTACCTAATTACAGGTGGCAATGATCCATATGACGAGGATAGCAAGCATGCTTTTAATGCAGATGCAATTAAAAAAGCGTTGACTGAAAGAGAGATCTACCTAGATGGGCTTAAGAATGAAAGCAGCAATGAGAATAATAAAAAGTCTGGGTTTGGCGGAAGCGCTCCTAATAACAAGCCTTCAAAGCCGGTTGAAATTTCAGATGATGACCTCCCTTTTTAATTGATAAAAATAAAATCTATTAACTTAAGATACATATCTGGGGTGGGCTTCGACTCACCCATCAAATTCAAAAATAAAGGAGTGCTTAAATGGCAATCGATATTTTCAACCCTCAAATTTCTGTAGTAGCAAAAGGAACAGAAGGAAAAGTTATAACAGTCTATGGGCCGAATAATCTAGGTAAGACAAAACAGAGCACAAGAATGAAAAAACCCTTATATCTCCCATTCGAAAAAGGATTGAATGCTATTGCTGGTGTTCCATTCATGCCTGTCAATAGTTGGGCTGATTTTAAAAAGGTAAACAAGCAGTTAAACAAAAATGCTGAAAAGGCCAAAGAAAGGTATCAGTCAATCATTGTTGATGAAGTAGACGCATTCGCTAAATATGCAACAAGATATGTTTGTGAACAATATGATGTTGAACGGATTAAAGACGGAAATGACGGTTATGGACTTTGGAAAGAGTATGAAACTGAAGTATGGGAAGAAATTAACAAACTAATCAGTGTCGGATTTACCGTTATTTTTATAGCTCATGCTGCAGAAGACAAAAAAGGGAAGGTACAACCGAAAGGAGATAAGCGAGTTTTAGCTCCAGTACTTGATAACAGTGATATTGTCCTCTATCTAACTTCTAATGGAGTTGATGAAGATGGAAAGGTTATTAAATCAAGCGCCTGGCTGGCTGAAACAGATGAGTATTTCGCTCGAAGCCGATTCGATTACATTGACACATACCTTCCTGAATTCACTGCAGAGAACCTGGAGAAGGCCATTATCGAGGCAGTTGAAAGACAGGAAGAAGCAGAAGGTATTGTTGCTGTTACATATGAAGAGCAAAAACAAAACAATGCTTCAGAGGAGCTTGATTATGACTCTTTGATGGAGCAAATCAAAGAAGTTGGAATTAAGCTCAATGGAGAGGGACGATTGGAAGAGGTTAATGAGATTACAGAGAAGCATTTAGGCAAGGGAGTTAAAGTGACTGAATGCAGCCGCAAACAAGTAAACGTCATGTCTGTAATCTTGGATGACCTAAAAGATCTTCTATCTAAATAAACTGGGGGGATTATTCCCTCCTCCTTATTAGGGGTGATTATTTGGGAAGACAAGTCAAATGTCCATATTGTGAGACTAAATTAGATAAGGATTTAGCGATTCCTTATAAAAAAAGATACTACCATGAACAGTGCTTCAACACATGGAGACAAGAGGCAGACCATCGAAAAGAGTTACTTCAATACATATGCAACTTATATGGTCTTGCATCTCCGACAGGTATGATGCTAAAACAGATCAAAGAGTTTCAAGAGGATTATGGTTATAAGCTAAAAGGAATCGAGCTTGCGCTTAAGTACTTTTATGAAACACTGGAGAATCATCCAAGAGAAGGCGATGGTATTGGAATCGTCCCTTTTGTATATGACGAGGCTAAGCGACATTACATAAAACAAAAGGCAATCCAAAAATCAGCCGAAGACCCTAAGAATCACAAAAGAGAAGAAATCACGTTAATTATAAAAAAGGGATTGAGAAAGAAAAGGGGACTTGTTGACATCTCAACATTATAGGAAGGAGAGTCCATTTGCTACAAGACAAAAAAGCAATTGTTCAGGTTTTAGGAAGCATACTCAAGGATCCCACAATCTTGTCTGAAAGCAACAAGTATAGGATTACTTCGGATGATTTCCCTTCAAGATTTCACTCAATACTGTTTTTTGTTATGAGTAACTTATTCCAGCAAGGGACGGAAGTATTGAATGAGGTTGAGATAGATGGATATCTAAAAGATTACGACATTCAATATAAGATTTTTCATGATAACAATGGCCTTGAATACATCGAGAGAATTCAAGAGTTGGCTGTAGTCGAAAACTTTGATTACCACTATAAAAGACTAAAAAAATTTAGTTTGCTCAGAGAAATGAGCGGCTTAGGTTTCGATATCAAGGAGATTTATGATGAAACTATAATTGATCCAAAAGAACAAGAAAAAATGCAGGAACAGTTTGATAAGAAATCGATTGATGAAATTCTAGCAGCTTATGAAATGAAGATTGTAGATGTAAAAGAGAAGTTTCGAACCTCATCCGAAAGCGTGGGAATTCAAGGTGGAGAAGGCATTGATGAGTTATTAGATTCTTTTGAGGAGTCGCCAGATATTGGAGTACCACTAAATAGCGAAATGCTTACGTCAATTTTCCGTGGGTCTCGTAAGAAAAAGTTTTATATTCGCTCAAGTATTACAGGCGGAGGTAAAACAAGAAATATGGTTGCTGATGCTTGTCGATTAAGTGCAACTGAGTTGTACGACCTTAAAAAGAAAGAATGGGTGAAAAATCCTTGGAATGAAAGTTCCGCGGTCATCTCAACGGAAATGATGGCAGAGGAATTGCAAAGCTTGGCTCTTGCCTATATCAGTGGTGTAGAAGAGAAAAAAATACTCAGAAATACTATTAATGAGCAAGAAAAACAGCTTGTGCGCAAAGCTGCTAAAGTTCTTCAAGAGTCCAATATTTGGTTCGAGCATCTTCCAGATTTCAATATCCAGGAGATCGAGAGAACGATTGAAAAGAATGTAATTAAAAATAATGTTGAGTACATTTACTTTGATTATATTCACTCATCGGTGACAATTTTTTCGGAGATGAGTAAAAAAAGCGGCGTCAACCTAAGAGAGGATCAAATCCTTTTGCTTATGTCTGATAAGTTAAAGGGCTTATGCAACAAATACGATGTCTATATGATGAGTGCTACTCAATTAAATGGTGAATGGAAAGAGGCATGGCAAAAAGGACAAGTTATAGATGCATCTTACCTTAGAGGAAGTAAAGCTATTGCAGATAAGACTGATGCTGCAATGATTATTCTACCCTTAAGTAAAAAAGAGAAGGATGCTATTGATCCGATTTTAAAAGCAGGTTTTTACTCAGAGCCAAATTTTGTTACACACGTATTTAAGAACAGGGGAAATGAGTACGACAAAGTAAAAGTCTTCTCCCATATAAATATGGGAAATATGCGGATCAAGGATTGTTTCACAACAAATCTCGATAACGAATTAATTACAGTTGAAAAATTGAATGTTAAAGCAGGATAAGGGGTGTAGCACCCTTTGAAATATGATAAAGACAGAATAAAAGAAAGTCTTACGCTTGAGGATATACATAAAATATTAAAAGAATTGGGTAGCGAAAATAATCAATGGGATCAACAAGGAAACCCAATATACAGAACCGTTTGCCATAACGCTTCTAGTGGAAGCTACAAACTGTATTATTACCACGAAGCAAAGCAATTTCATTGCTATACAGAATGTGGAGACACATTCGATGTCTTTGAGCTTGTAATACGAGCAAAAAGACAAAAAGGGATCAATATATCCTTCAATCAAGCCATTGAGTATGTTGCAAGGCTAGCTGGGAGAACATTTGGTTTCGGTAATAGGGAGACATTCACGAATAATGATTTAATTGATGACTGGGAATGGATGGGGAAGTTCAAAAAGAGGAAAAAGATAGGTATTGAACTTCCCAGCTTCAATGAGACTGTTTTAGATGTGTTTATGCCTTATCCCCATCAAATGTGGTTGGACGAGGGAATAAGCATGCAAACATTAAATGACTTTGAAATTGGTTACTATTTTAGAAGCTACACAGAAGGTATAACCATTCCACATCGAGATTTAAATAATAGATTGATTGGTATACGTAGACGATCTCTTATTAAAGAAGAAGTTGATGCCGGGTATAAATATATGCCTTTAAAAGTTGGGAACACCTTGTATAATCATCAGACCATGATGAATTTATATGGATTACATAAAACAAAAGATTCTATTGAAAGGTTTAAAAAAGCCTTAATTTTTGAATCAGAAAAATCTGTTTTAAAATGCCAGGACTTTTATGGTGAAGCAAATTTCACATGTGCAGTCTGTTCAAACAACATTTCAAATTTTCACCGTGATATCTTACTTTCTCTTGGAGTGGAAGAAGTGTTTATTGCTCTCGATAAATACCGGCCACCGAAAGACCATGAAACGGAGGAAATGTATCAACGTAAACTGCTAGAGTATCAGAAAAAAATCTTGAAGCTTGCAGCAAAATTTACGCCGTATGTTCGTGTGTATGTTTTATGGGATTTTGAAAACATGTTGGATTATAAAGACAGTCCAGCTGATAAGGGAAAAGACGTTTTAGAGGAGTTGATGAGAAGAAAAATTGAAATCAATACGAATGAAGGAGGGATTTAGTGGCTTATAAGCTCATTGGCAACAATGATTATAATTTCAATCCATTATCGACAATTTTAAAAAACAGAGGGATTGAAAATCCGAAGAGCTTTATTGATGTGAACCAGAGCTCAGTCATTCATTTTTCAAAACTCAACAACATTGATAAAGCAGCTGATTGTTTAATAAAGCATTTAGAGAATAAAAATAAAATATTTGTTCAGGTGGATAGCGATGTAGATGGGTACACATCCAGTTCAATTATTATCAATTACATAAAAGCAATTTATCCGAAAGCTGATATACAATACCGAATTCATGAGGGTAAAGAGCACGGCATTTTCATTGATACAATTCCGGATGATGTCGACTTAGTTTTAATTCCGGATGCTGGATCAGGCCAATTTGATGAACATGAAGAACTAAAAAAGAATGGCGTAGATGTAATTGTTATTGACCATCATGAATGTGAAAGAGAATCTAAGCACGCTATAGTAGTCAATAATCAACTCTCGACTGAGTATTCAAACAAAACATTAACGGGTGCTGGAATGGCATATAAGCTTTGCCAGTCCATTGATTATAAGCTAGGTAAAACCAAAGCGGAACAATTTTTAGATCTTGTTTCTATTGGTAACATAGCAGATTCAGCTGATTCAAGAAATTTAGAGACCAGGTACTTTATGAATGAAGGCTTGAGGAACATTAAGCACCCATTAATCAAAAAGCTTTTTAAAAAGCAAGAGTTTTCAACCAAGGGTTGCAAAAACATACAGAACACACAGTTCTTTATTAATCCATTAATTAACGCAGCTATAAGAGTTGGTAGCACTGAAGAAAAAGATCAATTGTTGAGGTCATTTTTGTTGTCTAAAGAAAAAGTTCCATATAAGAAACGTGGACAAGATGAAATCAATCTGGTGTCAATTCACGAGGACACGGCCAGGATTCTGGGGAACCTTAAAGCTAAACAGAAACGCATTGTTGATGCAGCTACAGTGGAAATTAAAAACAGAATTGAAGAAAAGAATTTGGCAGCTAATAAAGTGCTTATAGTCTACACTGAGGGAATTTTGGATAAAAGCTTGACTGGGCTAGTAGCAAATGTACTTGCAGGTGAATATAAAAAGCCAGTTTTGCTGGCTAGAAAAAGCGATGAAGAAGAAGGGATGTTGAGCGGGTCTATTCGAGGGTATGAGATTGGCTACATCAAAGACTTTAAAAAAGAGCTAACAGATACAGGGCTGTTTGAATTTGTTGAAGGCCATCCAAATGCAGCCGGATTTGCAATCAAGCGTGAAAACTTGATTTTGGTTAATGAAGTTCTAAATGAAAAATTTAAAGATGTAAAGACAGGTGAAGAAGTTCAAAATGTTGACTTTGAGATACCAGCTAATCAACTTAGAAAGGAATTTTTAATTAAGCTGTATAGCTATAAAGATTATTGGGGCTATAAGGTCGAAGAACCATTAGTAGCAGTAACAGAACTAGAAGTTGAAGTTGATAAAATTGAACACATAGGAAAAAAGAACAAGACAACAGTCAAGTTTAAACATGGAGATATTGAATACATACGCTTTAAAAGCGAAACAGAATACTTTGAGAAACTTACTCAATCAAATGGAACTTTAATACTTAATGTTGTTGGTAAGGCAAGGGTAAATGAATATAAGGGCAGACAAACACCTCAAATTGAAATTTATGACTTGGAGGTGGTTCGTACAAAGAAAAAAGAGCTTGTGTTTTAAGGGGGATGAAAATTGATTGGATGTCACTGCCACACTGATAAAAGTAACATAAGGCTTCTCGATTCAACAAATTCAGTAGGAGAATTGCTTAAAACAGCGGTTCAGATGAATTATAAAGGATTAGCTATTACTGACCATGAGGTTCTTTCAGCGCATTTGGAAGCGATTAAGACTGTCAGAGAAATGAAGAAGAAGGGGGATATGCCTGCAGATTTTAAACTCATACTTGGGAATGAAGCATATTTAGTCGATTCACTGGAAGAAGTTCGTGATAACTATAAGTCAGGACAGACAAAGTTTCCGCACTTTTTAATGTTGGCAATCGATCCTATAGGACATGAGCAGCTAAGAATACTGTCTTCACAAGCCTGGGGAAATTCATTTTACACAGGAACAATGGAAAGAGTGCCAACAGTTAAAAAGGATGTAGAAGAACTGCTTAGCAAAGATCCAGGTCACATTATCGCTACAACAGCTTGTCTCGGCTCTGAGGTGAATATCAATTTACTCAGAATCAAAGAATGCGAAGAAAGTGGAGACATTCAGTCAATCAAACAGCACAAATTAAAAATTCATGAGTTTATAACATGGTGTATTAAAGTCTTTGGGAAAGATAAGTTCTTTATTGAGCTTCAGCCAGCTTTAAGTGAAGAACAGATTTATTGTAATAAGAAACTTGTTGATATAGCTAACGGCTATGGATTGAAAGTGATTGTCACAACCGATGCACACTTTCTTAGACCGGAAGACAGGGCAATTCATCAAGCCTTTTTAAACGCCAAGGATGGAGAGAGAGAAGTCGACTCTTTTTATGAGGCATGTTTTGTTCAGAATGTTGATGAGATTCATGAGAGAATGGACTACATGGACAAAGAGATCATCAAAGAGGCCATTGAAAACACATTGCTAATTGGAGAGATGATTGAAGACTATACTATTGAGCACGAACCAATTATTCCAAAAATGGCTTTACCTGAGTTTGAATTATCCCATTTGTTCAAGCCGGCTTATGAGAAATATAAATATATAAAATTAATGGCTGAATCTGATGAAGAACAGGACAGGTATTTGTTAAAGCTAATTGAAGATGGTTTTAAGGCAAAGCTAATGAAGCAGGATATGTCTAAAAAAGAATTGCACTCAATTTTAAAACGGATTGATCTAGAATTGGGTGAGCTTTGGGAAATTAGTGAGAAGCTAAAACAGGCCATGTCATCTTATTATGTTACTGTCCGGGAAATCATCAATACAATTTGGGATGATGAATGTGGAGGAGACAGCTTAGTTGGAGCAGCAAGGGGGAGCGCAGCAGGTTTCTTAGTAAATTACTTGTTAGATATTACGCAAATTAACCCAATGCAGTACAACCTTCCTCATTGGCGTCACATACATAAATCGAGACCAGATTTGCCGGATATCGATATTGATACTGAAGGATCTAAGCGTCCAAGAATCTTAAAAGCATTAAGGGACAAGTTTGGAGAAAAAAGAGTACTGCAGATTTGCACTTTTGGAACTGAGAAATCTAAATCCGCACTTCAAACTGCTTGCAGAGGCTTAGGAATTGATAACGATATCTCTCAATATTTAAGTGGAATGATTCCATTTGAAAGGGGAGCAAACTGGACACTCTCCGATTGTTTCTTTGGCAATGAAGAATTAGGAAGAAAGCCTATTAAGGAATTTATTAGAGAGGTCGAGGGATATCCCAATCTGAAAGAAACCTGTCTGAAAATTGAAGGTTTAACTAACAAACGATCTTCTCATGCAGCCGGCGTCCTAATATTCAATGATGAATACACTAAATCAAACGCAATGATGAGGACACCAAAAGGAGCATATATCACACAGTTCAATATGGGCGACAGTGAAGCAATGGGTTCAGTTAAGTATGATCTATTGACTATTGAGGGATTAGATAAAATTCGAGTAGCCTTAGACCAGCTTATCGAAGACAATCAAATAGAGTCCCAAGGAACTTTAAAAAGAACTTATACAAAGTATTTGCATCCAGACACTTTGGAGTATAACTCTAAGAGAATATGGGAAATGGCTGGCGAAGGAGAAATAATGGATTTGTTTCAGTTTGATACAGAAGTGGGCAACCAATCCGTTGTTAAAGTTAAGCCGAAAAACTTATTGGAAACAGCTGTAACAAATTCTTTAATGAGACTGATGTCAGAAGGGGAAGAACAGCCTGTAGATACATATGTAAGATTTAAAAAAGACATCGACCACTGGTATCAAGAAATGAGAAATTACAATTTAAATTCAGAAGAAATGGATGTACTTAAAAAACATCTATATAAACCAGAAGAAGGTCTATACGGGATCGCAGATACACAGGAATCAGTTATGATGCTATCCATGGACAAAGAAATTGCTGGGTTTAGTATTGAAGAATCTAATAAGCTAAGAAAAGGGATAGCCAAAAAAATCAAAAAAATGATTGATGCAATAAAGACAATGTTTTTTGAGAAAGGGCGAAGCTTGGGAACATCTGAAAACCTTTTAAAATATGTCTGGGAAGTACAATTTAAAAGACAATTCGGATACTCGTTCAGCAGCCTGCATACTCTTGCATATTCTATTATTGCTCTTCAAGAATTGAACCTTAACTATAAGTACAATCCATTATATTGGAGCACAGCTTGTTTAACCGTCAACAGTGGTGGAATTGAAAGCGAAGAAGACCAGGCTACCAAAAAATCAGCCGCCACAAACTACGGGAAAGTGGCTGCAGCTATAGGGAATATCAGAAAAAGAGGAATTAAAGTTGATTTACCTGATATCAATAGCGCAAATTTTGGTTTTAAAGCAGATACGGAAAGTAACTCTATTATATTTGGGTTAAAAGGAATGAATGGAATTGGTGACGATGTTGTTCATCAAATAATTGCAAATAGACCATACAGTGACTTTGACGACTTCATCGAAAGAATGTTCAGAAGTAGCATCCTTAAAAAAGGACAGGTAATCCAACTAATAAAAGGTGGTTGTTTTGATTCTTTTGGTGATAGACAAAAAATAATGGAATCCTTTATTAGTTTGATATCTGAGCCTAAAACCAAGCTGACTTTATCGAATTTAAAAATGCTAATCGAAAACGACATTGTTCCCCAGGAATATGCTTTAGAAATTAGGTTCTTCCGTTTCAAAGAATACATCAGCAAAAAGATTTACAAGACAATGAAATCTCCAAAAGACAGGCTTTTCTTATTAGATGATATGTCTTCCGACTTTTACAATCAGCATTTCAGTGAAAGCGGAATCGTTGATATGATTAATGGACAACTTGTTGTATCAGAAAGATTGTTTAAAAAAGAATATGACAGTAAAATGTCCAAAATCAAAGACTGGATATCGACTGAAGAAGCCTTAAGTGGACTTAACAATTGCTTACTTAAGAAAGAGTGGTCTAGGTATGCCGATGGATCTCTTGGTAAATGGGAGATGGATTCATTGAGTTATTACTATAACGATCATGAACTTTCTGGTGTCAACTTTGCTAAGTATGATATTGCTGATTTTTATGAGCTGCCAGAAGAGCCAATCAAAGGGAAACCATATCAATGGCGAGGAAAAACTCTGTATGAATATGAAACGACTCGAATTATAGGAACCGTATTAGACAGGGATAAAAACAAGCACACAATCACACTCCTTACACCTACAGGGGTGGTTACAGTTAAACAGTGGGCTGGTAGCTTTGGGCATTATAATAAACAGATTTCTCGACCTGTTGCTGGCGGCAAAAAAGAGGTTGTTGAGAAGTCTTGGTATACCAGAGGAACTTTGCTCATGTTCACTGGATTCAGAAGAGGCAACAATTTTATTCCTAAAGTATATAAGAACAGCATCTATAGCCACACGGTCTGTAGAATTGATCATGTTGATAGGAAAGGGAATATCAGCCTAACAACCAAAAGAGCTGAGGCATAGGAGGCAGGATTATCAATAAAAATTTTATGGATAAAAATAAAATAAAAACGCACATTTTCAAGTCCGTTTATGGTATGATGATTTTAATTCCCTTAACCACTTTTTCTTACATAAGTTATGAGCAGCATTTACATAAAACAGAGGGAAATGAAGACTCAATAAAAGAATCATTTTATAAGAAGCCTAGACAGATTAGGATACCATCAAGTGAGAATATTGTCTTACGGCTATTTAAAAAAGCTCAAACGAACAAAGAACAGCAATTAAAAAGGCATACAGAGAAGATTATCTCAGCAAAACTCATTATACCTAAGCAAAGTAAGAAAAGGCACATGAGAGGAGGTGAGAAGGTAAAGCATAGATCCTTTAAGAGTAAAAATAAAATTAATATTAAAGAAAAAGAAAACAAGCCACCGACCGCAAAGAACACCATCCAGGTTAAGCTGAGTGCTTATATTGCGCACTGCCAAGAAGGATGCACTGGAACCACAAGAACAGGTGTTGATGTTACTCAATCAATCTATTACAAAGGGTATCGTGTTATTGCAACCGATCCAAGTGTTATTCCTTTGAATTCAATTGTTGAAGTAAGAATTGGTGGAAAAACATTTAAAGCAATTGCAATTGATACTGGAGGCGCAATAGTTGGAAATAAAGTGGACTTGCTCGTAGCAACTGAGCATGACGCAATTAATTTTGGTAAGCAAAAGGGGACAATCTCAATTATTAGTTAGGAGGCGATTAATTGCCAAAGTTTTGGTCTTATCCAGAAGGGTTAAAAGTCATCATAAATGAGAATGCAAAGAACGCATGTCCTCATCATGTTGGACGGGAAGGGACAATTATTGAGTTGCTTCACTCTGCCACATATGATTACGCAGTCAGTGATGAAACAGGTGATATTACATTCTTCAAGGAGCATGAATTAAATCCAGCTAAAGGAGGTTAAATGTATGTTTAAAAAGGGAGAGAAGGTGATTGCTGGTTTCACAGGAGAGATTGGTGTTGTTGCACAAGTTGATGAAGGACATGAGCAATTAGAAGTTGAGTATCCAGACGGCTCATATAGAGTGATTGGCTTCAGCAATGTAAGAAGGGTGGAAGGTAAATGACGATGATTATTTTAGAAGGCACTGACTGCTGCTACAAATCAACAATAGCAGATAAGCTAAGCAAAGAACTCGGATATCCGGTAATAAAAGGATCCAGCTTTGAATTAGCTAAGAGTGGTAATGAGAAGCTGTTTAAACACTTTAATAAGCTAGCCGATGAGGACAATGTAATTATTGATCGATACATATATTCAAATCTGGTTTATGCGAAGAAGTTCAAGGATTACTCAATCTTAACAGAAGAGCAACAAAGGGCAATTGAGGAGAAGATTAGAGATAAAGCAAAAGTGATCTACTTACATGCTGATCCGAAAGTTATTAAGCAACGCTTGCGTGACCGTGGTGACGAATACATAACTGAACGAGATATTGAGCCGGTATTGGGGCTATACAGAGAAGTAATGAGCGATGCAGGATTACATACATATTCATGGGATACTGAGCAGCGGTCTAGTAAAGAAATTGCTGAAGACATAATCTTTTTAGTGGATGGGGTGATTTATGAAGAAAGTAATTGCAATTGATATGGATCAAGTTTTAGCTGATTTACTAAGTGATTGGGTAGCCTACATTAACGTCTACGACGATCCTTTTCTAAAAGAGGAAGATATACTGTGCTGGGATATCAGCAAATATTCAAATACCCAAAACAATGTTTATAGACATTTGGATTACGAATTGTTCAGGAATCTGGATGTTATAGAAGGGAGTCAGAGGGCAGTTGAGGAGCTGACGAAAAAATATGAAGTATATGTTGTTACTACAGCAACAAACCATCCAGAATCCCTTAAAGCTAAGTTAGAATGGCTCACAGAGCATTTTCCATTTATTCCACATAGCAATGTTGTGCTTTGTGGCAATAAAAACATAATTAAAGCAGACATCATGATTGATGACGGAATACATAATTTAGAAACATTTGAAGGAATGAAGATACTATTTGATGCTCCCCATAACAGGAATGACCACAGATTTATTCGTGTTATGAACTGGGGAGAGATTGAACGAAAATTACTATAAAATATCTCTTTTATAGAGAAAGGAAGAGGCTTTTGAAAATAAACGAATTAAAATTTAATGAAATTTATAAGATAGATTGCTTAGATGGATTAAAGGAACTAAAAAATGAAAGTATCGATTTAATTGTAACCAGCCCACCATATGCAGATAGAAGAGAGGGAGAATATAAGTCTATTAAAACTAGTGAGTATGTGAATTGGTTTATTCCTATTGCTAAAGAACTTTATAGAGTATTGAAGCCTTCCGGAAGTTTCTTTATAAACATTAAATCACATTGTTCAAAGGGTGAGCGTGAATTATATGTTTATGAATTAGTAATCGCGCTGAAGAAAGAACTAGGCTGGAGGTTTGTTGATGAATTTACCTGGACAAAAAATGGAGTCCCTGGTCGTTTTAAAGGTCGCTTTAAAAATGGGTTCGAACCAATTTTCCACTTTGCAAAATCAAGCGAAATTGTTTTTAATCCATATGCAGTTGGCGTTCCGATGAAAGAAGAAAGCTTAAAAAGAGCTAATCGAAAAGCGACGGGTCTTACTAAAAACGGAAGCGGATTTGCTGGCATGAGAAGAAATGAAACCATGGTTAACAGGAGTTTGGCGTTACCATCAAACCACTTACATATTCCACAAAAATCAAACCAATACACATTACAATCTAAACATCCAGCAGTATTTCCAGTGGAACTTCCTGAGTTTTTTATAAAAGCATTCACTAATGAAGGGCAAGTTGTGTTAGACCCGTTTATGGGGAGCGGGACAACTGCAATTGCAAGTGAGATGCTTGGGAGGAAATGGATTGGATTTGAAACTGAAGCAAAATATATTGAGATTGCAAACGAAAGACTTAGAGGGTACGCAAATTCTAAATAAAAGATCAATTTTATTTAGAATAAAAATAAAATATACGGAGGTTGTTTATTGAGTAAACTACGAGTAATGAGTCTTTTTAGTGGAATCGGTGCGTTTGAAGCTGCACTAAGAAACATTGGGGTTGAATATGAACTGGTTGGCTTTAGTGAAATTGATAAATATGCTATTAAGTCATATTGTGCGATTCACAACGTTGATGAGCAATCAAATTTTGGTGATGTAAGCAAGATTGATAAGAAAAAACTGCCTGAATTTGATCTTTTAGTTGGAGGATCTCCTTGTCAAAGCTTTAGCGTAGCCGGTTATCGGAAAGGGTTCGAAGATACTAGAGGGACATTGTTTTTTCAATATATAGATACCTTAAAAGAGAAGAAGCCGCGGTATTTTGTTTTTGAAAATGTTAAAGGGTTGATCAATCATGATAAAGGAAATACATTAAATATTATGGCTGAATCTTTTAGTGAAGTTGGGTACAGAATTGACTTAGAGCTACTTAATTCAAAATTTTTCAATGTTCCTCAGAATCGTGAGCGTATATACATAATTGGAGTTCGTGAGGATTTAATTGAAAATGACGAATGGATTGTCGAAAAGGGAAGGAACGATGTTTTAAGTAAGGGAAAAAAGAGATTAAAAGAATTAAATATAAAAAGTTTCAATTTTAAATGGTCTGCACAAGATATTGTTGGAAAGAGATTGCGAGAAATTCTTGAGGAATATGTAGATGAGAAGTATTACTTAAGCGAAGAAAAAACATCTAAACTGATTGAACAAATTGAAAAACCAAAAGAAAAAGATGTGGTGTTTGTTGGTGGCATTAACGTAGGAAAGAGGTGGCTGAATAACGGAAAAACATATTCCAGAAACTTTAAACAAGGCAATAGAGTCTATGATTCAAATGGCATTGCAACAACTTTGACATCCCAATCGGTAGGTGGTCTCGGAGGGCAGACTTCGCTATACAAAGTGGAAGACCCGATCATGATTGGTCACATTGATCTAAAAGGACATGATGCAATTAAAAGAGTGTACTCGCCTGATGGGGTGTCACCAACATTAACAACTATGGGAGGAGGTCATAGAGAACCTAAAATTGCTGTTGAGTATGTTGGTAATATTAATCCTTCAGGAGAAGGAATGAATGGTCAGGTTTACAATTCAAATGGGCTAAGTTCAACTTTAACAACAAATAAGGGTGAAGGGGTGAAAATTTCTGTGCCAAACCCTGAAATAAGACCCGTCTTAACTCCAGAAAGGGAAGAAAAAAGACAAAATGGCAGACGCTTTAAAGAAGACGATGAACCGGCCTTCACTGTTAATACAATTGATCGTCAAGTTGTAGCAATTGGCGAATACCCAAAATACAGAATTAGAAAGCTCACTCCATTAGAATGTTGGAGACTGCAAGCATTTGATGAAGAAGATTTTGAGAAAGCCTTATCAGTGGGAATTAGTAATTCGCAGTTGTACAAGCAAGCCGGCAATTCAATTACTGTAACTGTACTTGAGTCAATATTCAAGGAATTAATACATACATACGTTAATAAAGAATCTGAATAAAATTTGTCTTTTAAAGAGTGAAAATAAAATATAAGAGGTGAAGTCTGTGGTGAACTATCCAGAAAGCTTAAAAGAGGAAGCCGAAAGAATTAAAGACGAAGTAAGAAGCGGCAAATTAGACGAGGGGAAAATAAAAGCCATTGCCAAGTCTGCAGTTGAACTTTTAAGATCCGAAGAGAAGAGCCATACATATTATGCAGAAGTTGCCGGTGCAATTGCTGCAAACCTAGAAGAGTTTTTTAAGACTTACCTAAAAGAGGATTAATACAACAGGATAAAAAGAAAGGATAAAGGGATGTTTATTGAAAAGGTACTATGTTAGATGTAGGAATCACAAAGGCGAAAACGCGTCTTTGGTAATTGAAGCAACGTCTACAGAAGAGGCTAAACGGAAGGCATTAGACATACATAAGGTAAAGACTGTTTATAACGTGAGCACTGGGGAAGGTAAGGAGACAAATTACCTTCAGAGAAAACATTCGCCGTACATAAAGAATGACAACGGGAAAGCTATAATCATATTCTCGTAGAGGAGGTTTCGGGTAATTAGGGATATTGCCAGGGATATCATTAATAATGACGTTGATGAGATTGAGGAGATACTGGATAAGCTTTGGGTTTACTTAGAGAACAATTTAAGGCCAGAGGATGACCGTATATGGAAAAGGTGTGATTCGGATATTTTGGCTGCAACAGTAAAGCTAAGAAATTTAAAAGAAACTTTTTGAGAATAAAAATAAAATAGTTGTTGATTGTTCGAGAGAATGCGAGTATATTAGAAATATAAGAATCGAGGTGATGCATTGGAGTGTGTTAAATGCAAGGATCACATTGGCAACATCGTATATTACATAAGAATATCCGACAACAAAGAATACAGGGAATTCCCGGTACACAAAGAATGCGGAGAAGCAATCAAGAAAGAATGCATTGAGAAGTGTGAAGACATGAAATTAGAAAAGACATTGGATTACTTGCAGTTACTTTAAGAATAAAAATAAAATATTCCTTTTATCGAGAATGGAGAGATGAGCAATGAACATGTTCGTAATTGCTGCAAAGAGTGAAGGGAAATATCTCTATGGTTACCACCCACATATTTACTCAAATCGAAAACAAGCAGAAAATGCATTGAAGACAATAGAAAAAACGGAAAGTTAACTGAAAGAGATAGAGTGTATGGGTTAGACGGGTTGCTGTTGGTGGACTTAAAAAGAGGAAATAGTCAGAAGAAAATATTCATAATTTCCCGGGTAAGCGCAGTATGTGACAAATCAAAACAAATAATAAGGAGTGGCACAGTGCAATTTGCAATTAATGTCCTTGAAATCATCGGTCTTTTGTTGATTGGGCTTGTATCAATAGATACATATGGATCGAAAAGGAGAATAAAACCTCAAATTGCTTTTGGATTATTAGTTATAGCTGGAATGTCATTCATAGCCGGCTTGGTTTTATTGATTATCAGTAATGTCTAAATAAAATTCAATTTTTATAGAGACTTTTAAGGAGGTGAATAAGTGGGACGACATAAAGCAACATTTGAAGGGAAGGTAATTAAGAAAAGTTGGACATTAGGCCTGTGTGATGCCCTTGTCCCAATTGAGAAGCAATGTGAATACCAGACATTTTTTGAAGGGATCATCGACTTAGATCCAATTGAAGTCGAAGGGAAAGTGTATATCCCAGGGTTTAATGAATACGTAGTCGTAACAGACAGGCAGCGCAATACAAAAAATGAATGGACATATCAGACTGACAAGGTCATTAAAACAATTGAGGATAAAGAGAGCCTTGAAAAAGCAATTCAAAAACAAGAAAAAATAGAGAAATGGAATCAACAAGTTAAAGAAAACTATGAACGCTTTAAAGAGGAAGAAGAAAAACGTAAAACTTCTTGGTGGAAGAGGCTAATTAAAAAAGACTAAAGGAGAGATATTTATTGAATAAGGATACAAAAGATATTTGGAACGGTTTCTTTATCGGATCAGGTTCTCTGATTGTAGTTGGATTGCTCATTTTTGTTGAAGCATTGACTATGTCACTAGTTGTCTATTATGGATTGAATCACGTGTTAAATCCTTTGCTTATTGATACATACAACATTCAAAATGTACATGTCCCTTTACCTCATGCATTTGTTATTGGTGTTTTACTCAACGTATTTGTCAAAGGTGTAAAACGGTCAGATCAGGAAAAAGATGAGAACATTTTCAAGAAAGCCGGTAAGTCTTTACTTCATTCAGCTTTTGCATTGATTGTTCTGTATGTCAGTACATTGTTTATTTAACGAAGGAGGAATCTGAATATGATTAAATCGCAGCAAGTTAAAGTTTTTAGAGAGACGTTGCATTGTGATGAATGCGAGGAAGCTCCAGAGCTCGTGTTTGCAAATATGATGTTCACATCAAACCCACCGAAGTATCCGTTTCAATGTCCATTGTGCATGAAAAAAGTTTATATGCAAACAACTTATCCAAGGGTTAAATACGAATCAGTTGATTGAGATTTAGTTAAAAGTTTTATTTTAAACAAACATAAAATAGGAGAGTGTATAAATAATGAGAAAAGCATATGCAGTACAGGAAATTATGGAAAGAAAACATAAAGAAGAATTAGAAAGTGAACTGAATTTTTTAAATAATGCTATTTTTGTTGCCGCAAACGGAGGTAAGGAAGAAACAAAAGTGGGCTTTTCTGTGGGGGAAAGTGAAGGCGCTATAACTGAAGAAAACCTAATCCGACTAAAAAAACTTGTACAAAAAGAAGGATACATGGTGGAAATTATTAATATAGAACCTTCAGACGATGGTGAAAAAAGAATGGGACTCTTGATCAAATGGGGTTTTTAATAAAAGGATGATTTTAAAGAGATTAGTGGATTCTAAATCTAAAAAATAAATATTAAAAGGAGCATTGTGCTATGGGAATTAAAGCAGCAGTTTTTGAAATAAAAGCAACTTGTTACGCTCATGAAGGATTTAATGACGAAAGTCCATCTGTTCAAGGGGCTGCGTTAGAACAACTGGGCAAGGACATCGTAGACAATTTGCTCGAAAACGGTGTTGATGATGTGAAAATTAAAGGCGATTACGTTGAGGAATTGGAGGTTGAAAAACCCAGTATGAAGTATTTTGAAGTATGTGACCCGTATTACGCATTAATTAAAGCAAATACAAAGGAAAAGGCAATAAAGCTATATACAGAAGAAGTTGCGGATGATGACGGGTACTTAAGAGATGAGATCAAAGAAGTCGGCATGTTGTACGCAGCCGTTAAACACAGTCGAACAGTAACCGAGGATCAAGAACTGTCCCCAATATCAGACGTTCTCGAAGAACTTCAAAGTAATGAAGAAAGAGTTTTGATTATGGATGGAAGTTTACTTTAAAAAATAAATCAAAAGGATGATGAAAATGAATAAAAAATACGGACTTTTTTGCATGGGAACACTTGTTAACACTTATGATGATGCAATTGAGGCTCATAATGATGCTGTCTATGCTCAAGAAGAAAGCGGAGTACCGCATGAAGTAAGAGAAATTCAATAAAAGAAGAGGAGGATATTATATGATTCCAGGATTTTATAAAGATCAGAAGCTTCACCTTTTAGAAGATCCTATGCAGCAATACACTGTCATGAAAGTAGAAGAAAATGCTGTATGTGTTTACCGGTGGATCGATGATTATAGACACAAGATTGAGAGATTCACAGATGTTGAAGGGGCTAAAAAGCTTCTTGGCGAAGGATGGCCAAACAAAAAATCTTGATAAAATCACAGCTTTATTCAAAATGAAATTAAAAAATAAGGAGATGTAAAATGGGGGCAGCTAGACGTATTGATCCAACTCAACAATATGTAAAAAAGAAGAACATTATTAGCTTTACAATAGCCGATGAGAACACTCATATTCATTTAGCTGATGGGCAATCTTTTCCTGTATTAAAAGGAGAGATTATTGCAACTGACCAACAGGGAAATCAATTTGTTGAATTAGAAAAGAATCTAGGTGATTACGTTCCAGTTAAGAAGAGTTCCTTATATGAAAGTATGGCACAGGGCTACATGGAAATGGGCGACATTAATCGTGAGATATCAGAAGTATTTAATCATGTTGAAAATGAAGCTGAATGTGCAACTACAAGATTAATTACAGGAGCCTATAACGATTAGTGATCATTACATATGAGAGTAAAACTGGCAATGTAAGAAGGTTTGTAAAAGCGTTGCAACAAGAGTTAGACATTGAGGCAATTGAAATAACTGATGATACGATCATCACTCAAGAGTTCATACATATTACATATACGATAGGCTTTGGGGAAGTACCTGAAAGGACTTTGAGTTTTATCAATAAGAATAAAAATAAAATAAGGGGAGTTGCTGTTAGTGGTAACAAGGTTTGGGGTGATAACTATGGTTTAGCTGGAGACAAGCTTTCAGCTAAGTTCCACACACCATTGTTATTAAAATTTGAACTTAGTGGAACGAAACATGACTTACAGAAGATCATTCAGGAGGTACAACTTATTGACAAACACAATACCAAAGTGGATCAAGCTCAATAATGAGATCATGATTCAAAAAGATGGGAAGTATCAATTCGAAAAGGATAAGGAGGCCGTACATAGTTACTTTGTTGATTACATTAATCAAAACACAGTCTTTTTCCATGATCTGAAAGAGAAGCTGGACTATCTGATTAAAAATGATTATTACGAGGAAGAATTCTTAAGCAAATATACATTCGAACAGATTAAATCAATCTATAAGATTGCTTACAGTTACAAATTCAGATTCCCTTCTTTTATGAGTGCCTTTAAGTTCTACAATGACTACGCATTGAAGACAAACGATAAAACAAAGATCCTGGAAAGGTATGAGGATCGTGTCTCAATTGTGGCTTTATATTGCGCTAATGGCAATTACGAGAAAGCTGTTGAGGAAGTACATACTATGATGAAACAAGAGTATCAGCCGGCAACACCTACTTTCCTTAATGCTGGACGTAAGCGAAGAGGTGAAATGGTGAGCTGCTTCTTACTTGAAATAGGCGACAGTTTGAATGATATTTCACGTGCTATTGATATCTCCATGCAACTTTCTAAGCTAGGTGGAGGAGTAGCATTAAATCTAAACAAACTAAGAGCCAAAGGTGAAGCGATTAAAGACGTAGAGAATGCGACTAAAGGTGTCGTAGGTGTTATGAAACTTCTAGATAATGCCTTCAGATATGCCGACCAAATGGGTTGATTTGGCCCCTTTCATCAGCAATGGTGATCGAAAACCTCTTTAATTCATGGGAACTCCTACAGGGACAATCATGAGCGAAGCAAGACTAAGTCTTGAACGTGCAACGACTAGCCGAAAGGCGTAGGCTGCAAGCTATTGGCAGTCGAAACAGGAGGCACCCTTAGAGGGTGAAGATATAGTCTAACCTTCATGGTAACATGAAGCAGCCATATGGCGGGGCGTGCTTAGCGAACACGTCTGAATGGTTTGCAAAGGCAAGGGTCAGGAGCAGCTTATCTGAGTGTATTCCATCCAGACATTACAGAGTTCCTGGATACAAAAAAAATAAGTGCTGATGAAGATGTCCGAGTTAAAACACTGTCTATTGGTGTAGTTGTTCCTGATAAGTTTATTGAACTTGCAAGGGAAGACAAGGATTATTACATGTTCTATCCGCATTCAGTATACAAGGAATATGGACAGTATCTTGATGAGTTAGACATTAATGCAATGTATGATGAGCTTGTTGAAAATCCAAGAGTTAGAAAAGCAAAGGGAAATGCTCGAAAGCTGTTAGAGCAATTAGCCATTCTAAGAAGCGAATCTGGCTATCCGTATATTATGTTCGCTGACAATGTAAATAAGGTGCATCCAAATGAACATATTTCAAAAGTGAAGTTTTCTAATTTGTGTTAACTGTAGCACCTTCGGTCAGCAATGATCGTAGCAAACCCGTCTAAACGGTGAAACTCTATTCAATAGACAATACCGTGCTAAACCGCACCTTGCGGAAATGCCGAACGACTATCGAAACCACGCATACGCGTAAGGGAGTAGAGTACATCGCAAGTATATGGCGATGGAAACGGCGGGCGGCCTTATGGGTCGATGATATAGTCTATTCTTACGAGTGATCGTAAGCAGTTCATAAGAGAACGGACGAGAGTGTTGCGCCTTTCGTTGAATATTAAAGTCAGAGGTACTTCAAGCATCTCAAGTGTCAGTCTATACAGATTACGATCAGGAAGACGAAATTGGTTTAGATATCTCATGTAATCTTGGATCCATGAACATTGTAAACGTAATGAGTAATCAATCAATAGCTTCAACAGTCAGAATCGCAGTTGACTCGCTGACAACTGTCACAAGGAAAACAAACATTGTAAATGCCCCAGCTGTTGCGAGAGGAAATACACTAATGCGATCAATTGGTCTAGGGCAGATGAACCTGCATGGTTTTTTAGCTCAAAATAAAATTGCTTATGAAAGTGAAGAAGCTAAGGACTTTGCAAATACGTACTTTATGATGGTTAACTTCTACTCCCTGCAGCGTTCAATGGAAATTGCAAAAGAAACAGGGGAGACATACTACAAGTTTGATGGATCAACCTACAAATCAGGCGAGTATTTTGAGAAGTACGTGACAAATGATTATAGCCCTAAATATGAAAAGGTTAAAATCCTGTTTGGAGATCAACATATTCCTAACATTGAAGATTGGGGCGAGCTTAAAGAGGCTGTCATGAAATATGGTTTGTACCATTCGTATAGGCAAGCTGTCGCACCTACCGGTAGCATCTCATATGTTCAATCATCTACAGCCGGTGTAATGCCTATTATGGAGAGAATTGAGGAACGTACATACGGAAACAGTAAGACATATTATCCGATGCCAGGTTTATCGGCTCAGAATTGGTTCTTCTATAAGGAAGCATACGACATGGATATGTTTAAGGTAGTTGATCTTATTGCCACTATTCAGCAGCACGTTGACCAAGGGATTTCATTTACGTTGTTCTTGAAGGATACGATGACGACGAGAGATCTAAATAGAATAGACCTCTACGCTCATCATAAAGGAATTAAGACGCTGTATTATGCAAGAACAAAGGATACGACCCAAGAGGGTTGCTTGTCATGCGTGGTTTAAATATCTATACGGACAAACGCATCACGGAAGTCGGCGAAGTCTTCCGATATCTATATATCAGCCTTGGATGCTTTCGCCTTGTATTTGCGTTGGGAGAAACAGTTTGGTATGAGAAGGGAAGAAAACGACGGGTTCCTATATTTTTCAAGAAAGATCGAACTGTTTTCTTCTTTTATTGTTATTACCTTGCAGTAGCTATTGGAGTACCAGAAGTTAGGGAGGACGAATAATTGACAAAAATTTATGACGCAGCAAACTGGTCAAAGCATGAAGATGATTTCACCCAAATGTTTTACAACCAAAACGTAAAGCAGTTTTGGCTTCCGGAAGAGATCGCATTAAACGGCGATCTTCTTACTTGGAAGTATTTGGGTAAAAATGAGCAAGACACTTATATGAAAGTTTTAGCCGGGCTTACATTATTGGACACAGAGCAGGGGAACACGGGCATGCCGATTGTGGCCGAGCACGTCGAAGGTCATCAGCGAAAAGCGGTTCTTAATTTCATGGCGATGATGGAGAACGCGGTGCACGCAAAATCCTACAGCAACATATTTCTAACTTTGGCTCCGACCGAGAAGATCAATGAAGTCTTCGAATGGGTGAAAAACAATAGGTTTCTTCAAAAGAAGGCTAGAACAATTGTTTTAATTTATAAAGCAGTTCAGAAAAACGATGATATCTCCTTATTTAAAGCAATGGTTGCATCTGTGTTTCTAGAGAGTTTCCTTTTCTATTCAGGGTTTTATTATCCACTTTACTTTTATGGACAAGGGAAGCTCATGCAGAGTGGAGAGATTATTAACCTGATTATTTAATAGTCCCTTTTGTCGGCAACGGCAAATGTGAACCTCTCTAATTGCTGGAAAATCCTTTTTAGGACAATCAGCAGCGAAGCTATGCGAACCCAAAGGAGGTGAAAATGATAAGAAAAGAAGTCGAAGAAGCACCTTGGTGGATAACGGAAACGGGAGTTATCATATCAAAAAAATTAAAGAAACCAAGAAAGACATTTATTACTCCACATGGCTATGAAATGATAGGATACACGCATCCGAAAAAAAGAACACAGAACTTTTTAGTACATAGGTTAGTCGCAAAATATTTTATTCATGAAATACCAAAAGGAATGTTTGTAAACCACATAGATGGAAATAAACTAAACAATCACGTTCGGAATTTAGAGATAGTTACACCTAAAGAAAATACTCTACACGCAATGAAAATTGGATTAATGTCAGGACAACCTGGAGAAAGTAATTCAATGTCAAAGCTCACAGACTCAGAGGCAACAAATTTAATCTATGATTTGCTTGCTGGAATGAATAATGTTGAAGCTGGTGAAAAATACAGCCTTCATCCTCGTTACGTTAGTCTGATTCGACATAAAAGAAGATGGAAGACTTTATGGGATCGCATAGAACGTTCAACGACTATCGCATAGGCGGCGAAATTCCGCAAAACGAGTAGGGCGCAAGCTATTGGCGTGGGTGAGAACCCCTTAAATCGAAACGGGAGGCATCCTACAGGGATGATGATATAGTCTGCTCCTTACGGTAACGTAAGGCGGTTGCGACAGGGCAACGAGCCGAGAGTAGCGAACTCGGTTGAACTAAAGGTATTAGAGACGAGGCGCTACACGGCGTATACATCGGTTTATTAGCTCAAGAGATTTATAAGAAGCAAACACCAGAGAAGCAAAAAGAACTGTATGCATGGGCTTTAAGCTTGCTACAGGAGCTTTATGAAAATGAATTAGAGTATACAGAAGATGTCTATGATCAGGTTGGCTTAGCTCCAGATGTGAAGAAATTTATCAGATACAATGCTAATAAAGCTTTAAACAATCTGGGATTCGATCATTGGTTTGAAGAAGAGGATGTTAATCCCATTGTTATCAATGGGTTGAGTACAAAGACTAAATCCCATGACTTCTTTTCAATGAAGGGCGTTGGCTATAAAAAAGCAACAGTAGAATCATTAAGGGACACGGATTTTATATTTGGTTAAACTTAAAAAAGACAGTCTTGTCGGTAAAGTTTATGTGAATAACGCAAACCAAAAGTACAAAGTGGTTCAAGTTTTTAGAGAAATGAACAGATATAAATATAGAATTCGTTTTCTTAAAACTGGGTATGGAAGAGTTGTTGAAAAAGTTGAAATGAAACGCGGGAAGATAAAAGATAAGTTTGAGAAGTCTGTATTCGGAGTAGGGTACATGGGCAATGTGAAAATGACTGATCATAAAAAGGAGTACAGTGTTTGGAGCGGAATGCTTGAGCGTTGCTATCATCCAAGGGGAAGTGGTTATGAAAGATACGGTGCCAAAGGAGTGACTGTGGAAAGAAGGTGGCATTGCTTCGAGAATTTTTTAGAGGATCTCCCTTTAATCAAAGGGTATGATGAGATCCTGTTTTCTCAAGGAAAGATTCATTTGGATAAAGATAAAATTCAAATAAATGTGCCAATAAATAAAAGGAAATATTCACTTGTAACATGTTGCTTCTTAACTAAGAAAGAAAACAACAATTATAGAGACTTAGAAAATATTAAAAAAGAAATATTCGCATTATCTCCTGAAGGAGTTTTGATTGAAGCTAAAGGAATTAGGGAGTTTGCAAGAGACCATGGATTAATTAAACAAGGTATTATGCGGTGTTTATCTGGAAGGGCTAAAACACATAAAGGATGGAAATTCAAATATAAAAGAGAGGCGATTTAAATGAGACTGATTAAATTAGAACAACCGAATTGCAATCCCTGCAAAATGGTGTCCAATTACTTAAATGATGCAGGAGTCAAATATGAGACAGTTGATGTAATACAGAAGCCAGAAGCGGCAGCATAATATATCGGTAACCATTCTGCTGAGTGATCAAAGAGAGGAAGTAAAACGAAGCATTGGCTTTAATCCCGATGAGCTTGATAAGTTAGCAAGGGAGGTTGTTTAAAATTTCAGAAGAACAAAAATCGTTAATAAAGATTGGAGACAAACTTAAATGCCTAAGAGGGGATTGGCATTTTGAAACTAATTGCATTTACACAGTTTATGGAGATAGTCCAGACAATACTGGTACGCCAGTTATATGGTGTGATGAAATATCTCCCCATACTGTAGAGGGATTGGATTTAGGACAGTGGGAAATTGTTTAAAAAAATCAGAGTTTCAACGTTGAGCTTAAGTAGGAATAAGAGAGTAAAAATAAACAACATAAATTAAAGGAGATAATACTTAATGCAAATTAAAATCAAATATCTAGACGAAACTCAAACGAGAATCAACAAAATTGATCAAGGGGATTGGATTGATCTGCGGGCAGCTCAAGATGTAGCGCTCAAAAAAGATGAATTTAAACTTATTCCGTTAGGAGTAGCGATGGAGCTACCAGAAGGGTATGAGGCTCATATCGTTCCCCGGGGAAGCACATTTAAAAACTTTGGTATCATTGAAACAAACTCAATGGGTATTATTGATGAGTCCTACAAGGGAGACAATGATTTCTGGTTCTTTCCGGCTTATGCATTACGGGATACAGAAATTAAAAAAGGGGATCGTATCTGTCAGTTCAGAATTATGAAGAAGATGCCTGAAGTTGAATTGATAGAGGTAGATCATCTAGGTAACGATGATCGCGGTGGGCACGGATCGACTGGAACTAAGTAATACAAGTCAAGTCCTGACTGAGGTCTAATGATGTATGTCTATCCAGTGGAGGGTCGCAGTCAGGTTACAACTTAAAATACTCAAAAAAATTCAACAATTATACCTACAAAGGAGATGCTGGATGAAAAAAAGATTACGTAAAAAGGCGTGGATGTCAGGGAATACTGCAGATGGATATGTATATTATCCAAAAGGACGCTATCATGTAGACAGAAAAGGGAACATGTACAAGTTTAAAATTTAGAAAAAAGCGAAATTGTGATGCCTGAAGTTTATAAAGAACTTAGGGATACCAAAGGGTGTCGATTGAACGAACATCTCTATAAAAGAAGACTTTTATCTAAACAATAAGGAGGAAAAAGACGATAAACAAAAACAGTTATAAAGATTTGCAAGCAAAATATGACAACATGCTCTTCAGGAATGGTCTGTGTTTAGGATTTATTCAAAAACATGGGCTTGAAGATGTGTTTTTGGAGCATATGAAACAAGTTGCAGCTTATGAAGAAGACCAAAGGTATAGAGTCGCAGCAGTTAATTTTTTGAGTTTATTAGAATCAAATTAAAACAAAAAGGGGAAAAGATATGGAGAATACTTATCATTATTATAAATTAAACAAAGAACTACAGGCTGTAAAAGTTGTCTCTGGATTGCTTCCCAAAGAAAGCGAAGCTTATAGAGAACTGATTAAAATTGAAATTGGAATTTTGGAGGAAAAGAGAGATATTCTTAATGGCAAAGGAAAAATGAACAAACTGGATCAGGAACAAACAACAGACCTGGGAAGACAGCTAACAGATAAGCTCGCTGAAGTTTTAGAAATTGTTGAAAGGTTTAGCCATCATGGATAATCACATAGAAAAAATAAAAAATCATCTAAAAGAAATAAACAACCTTGAACAGGGTCTCAAACTTTTCAGTGAAGACGATGAAGAATATATAAGCTTATTAGCTAAGATACAACGGCTGTTTGATTTAATATCAGACGAATCAATGGAGGCCTTTAAAGAACTAACAATACATATAAGAAACACAGGTCAGAAAAGAATACAACGAGGAATTGACCGGCTACCTCATGCAATCAAAGAAAGTGTGAGTGAGGAAATCAAAGACATGAAGAGAGCCGGCGAGCTGTTTGATTAAGTATAGTTATTTATAGGGTAAAAATAAAATAAGGAGATGTATTAGAATTACATACTTTACGTTATTACTTGCAGCATACTTATTTGCATTAAACATTAATGAAATTAGATTAATTACACGAGGAGAACAGAACGTATACGCTAAAGTTACGCATATGTTTTCTAATTCACCGTATAAAGAACTGAAGAAAAATAAGAACTTAGTGTATGCCTGTACATTGTTCAAGGGGATTTCGTTCATTATCCCCTTGGCAACTATTGGACTGATTACGCACGGTAACTTATTAATGTTAGTTTGGACAGCTTTTGCTTTAATTTATACCGGTTTAACAATGTTTAAAATTCTTGATGTTTTGGAAGGTGACTCAAACAATAAACAAAACAAGTTCGTGTACATGTTGTTTGTTTGCGGTAATATTATCTTCGTGGTTAACTTTATTATCAGTTGGTTTCAATAAAGGAGAATAGAAATATGACTCAGTTTGATAGGCAATACAACACAATCATAAATGACATAATTAATAATGGGGCATCAGACGAAGAATTCGATGTCAGAACCAAATGGGATACTGATGGAACACCAGCACATACATTAAGTGTAATCAGTAAGCAAATGCGCTTTGATAATTCAGAAGTACCGATTTTAACGACTAAAAAAGTCGCGTGGAAAACGGCAATCAGAGAATTACTTTGGATATGGCAGCTTAAATCAAATGATGTTAACGAATTAAACAAGATGGGCGTACATATCTGGGATCAATGGAAACAAGAAGACGGTACAATCGGCAAAGCATATGGTTATCAGCTTGGTAAGAAGAACAGAATGCTAAACGGTGAGAAAGTTGACCAGGTTGACTATCTTATTCATCAGTTGAAAAATAATCCATCATCACGCAGACATATTACAACGCTTTGGAATCCTGATGAATTAGACTCGATGGCCTTAACACCTTGTGTATATGAGACGCAATGGTACGTAAAACAAGGTAAGCTTCATTTAGAGGTAAGAGCCCGTTAATTACTAGCGGCTTTGCGTAGTAATACGCATTGTTAACTCTGTTAATTGCTGGGAAGCCCTAACGTGAATGTAGCCGAGGGTAATCAGCAGCCAAGCACCTAAAAGGGTGAAGGTTCAACGACTATCGAAACCCCATCTGTTGGAGGGAGTAGAGTACATCACAAGCTATTGGTGATGGAAAAGCAGAGTATCCTATTTGATCCTGTATTATAATTTAAAGTAGAGGGTGATTAAATAAAATCAGGCGTTTATAAAATAACAAATAAAAATACAGGAAAGTTTTATATTGGCAGTTCAGAAGACTGTGAAAAGAGGCTAAAAGTACATTTTAGAAATCTAAAAAACAATAGACATATTAATAGATATTTAAATAACTCGTTTAATAAACATGGAGAGCAGGTATTTATTGGAGAGGTAGTACATATTTTACCCAAAGAAGAGGCTATGGCCAAGGAGCAATGGTATATTGATAATTTTTATGAAGAAATGTACAACATAAGTAAATCAGCTTACCGTGGCGGTGACCTAACAAGCTATCACCCAGATAAAACAAATATCATCCTCAAAAGAGCCGACAGTTTGAAGAAAGTCTATTTGAAGATGTCGCCTGAAGAAAAGGCTAAGCGATGGCAATATGTTCAAGGAGAAAATAATCCGATGTTTGGAAGAAAGCATACTGAAACGACAAAGCTAAAGATATCAAATCATAATAAGCTTTATTACTCAACTCACGATAACCCTTTTAAAGGTAAAAAACATAGTGAGGAGAGTAAGGCCAAGTTGTCAGAATATGCTTCTCAAAGAGTGGGTGAAAAAAATCCGTTCTATGGAAAAACACACAGTGATGAATTTAAGACTTATATGTCTAAAAAGTTTAAAGGCAGAAAGCCGAAAAATTCAAGACCAGTTATCATAGATGGAACAGAATATGAAAGTGCTACAGAAGCTTCAAGGCAGTTAAATGTAGTTCCTGCTACTATCCTCCATAGAATCAAAAGCAAAAATGACAAATACAGTGGATACTTTTACAAATAGGATAATGATATAGTCTGACCTTTATGGAAACATAAAGCTGCGAAAGCGGGTAGAAAGTAGCGACTTCTACTGAACATAAGTGAGTAACGATATGGCTTTAGGGAATCCGTTTAATGTGTTTCAGTACAATGTATTGCAACGTATGATTGCTCAAGTTACTGGCTATGAGCTAGGTGAGTATATCTTCAATATCGGAGACTGTCATGTATATACTCGTCATATAGACAATTTAAAGATTCAAATGGACAGAGAGCAATATGAAGCACCTGAACTATGGATTAATCCAGATGTAAAGGACTTCTATGATTTCACAATTGACGATTTCAAGCTGATTAATTATAAGCATGGAGACAAGCTTTACTTTGAGGTAGCAGTATAATGCTATCTCTTATTGCTTGCTGCGACAAATCAATGGCCATCGGGTATGAGAATAATTTGCTTTACCATATTCCTGAAGACATGAAACGTTTTAAAGAACTCACTACAGGAAAGCTGTGTATACAGGGAAGGCTTACATACGAATCAATCGTAAACATTACAGGAAAACCACTTCAAAACCGAAGTAATATCATATTGACTAAAAATAAAGATTTCAAGCCTGATCACTCTTCATTTGTTTATCATTCGGTTAACGATGTATTAAAGCTTATACGAGGACAATTGGATAAAGATGAAGAGGTAATGGCTATTGGAGGAGGCGCTATATACGAGGCATTCTTACCTCATGCAGATAAGGTTTATTTAACGATTGTTGACTCAGTCGCTGAGAAGGCAGATTCATATTTTCCCAGGTTAAATGATGATTGGAGAGTAATTGAAAAGGTTCACAGGAGAGCAGACAACAATACCACATTTAATTATTCATTTGTGACTTACTCAAAATAATTTAAGGATAAAAATAAAATAGTTATAGACTTTTGTGGAGTTGAATGATAAGATAAAGACAAGTTAAAAGCTTGTCTTTTTTTTACATACTTTTAGAATAAAAATAAAATAATTTATAGGAGTGGCGATATGAAAACTGCAACTGATTATCTTGTTTCCATTTCAAAACCTCTTGCAGCAATTGAGGAGACTAAACAACGACTTCAAAATGAAATTGATAACCTTTATAAAGAGCTCGGGAAAGTTGATAAAGAGCTCAATGAATTTTATCACAAGCTAGAAGAAGACAAATTTAATGCTTCAGAGGGATATCATCTTTCGTTAAAAGGTCAAAAGATATTAAGAAAGAGAAGGAACTTAAAACAAGAACTTCAATTATTGAACACACTTTTCGGGAGTTTAAACAATAACGGATGGACTCTTGAATCACTAAAAATTGCAGAGTATAGAATTAGCAAAAAGAAAAACAAGCACTTACAGTATTAATCAGTTTAAAGCAATAGACTACATTTATCTTGTGATTACATATTAAATCCTTATAAGGAGGTGATTAATTGCAACAAAAAGAGCAAGAATTGTTGTCAAAGAAAGAACAGCTTGAATTTGATGTTTTAGAAAAGGAAGCAACTTTACTCCGGCTAGAAGTGGAACAAATAGATTTCAATCTCCACAAAATTGGGGAGATTGGATCCCTTAAAAATATTCTTCTTTACATAAAAAAATACAGAGAAGCATTAACTGTTGAGGAAGTAGAATCATTTAGAAATATGGATGGCCGAATGAAAGAAATCGTCAAAATTCAGGATGGACAAGTAATGGTTAATGAAGAAGCTTTAGCAGCGTTTATTGAGGAAATTGAGAATCAAATTAATTTAGATATAAGTGGAGGGATTGCGTAATGGCTGAAACGAAAAAGTACGTACAGATTAAGAAGTCGCCCTGTAGATCGATATGGTATGCAGATAAGATTGGGAGCATATTTCCTTCGTTAGGGACAAGGGAGAACGCGTATAAGGTCGATAGTCCGGATAGGGCGTTGTATATTCGAAAAGAGGATGCTGAGCTTATCATCACTGAAAATCGTCGCCCCAAAACCGACGAGCGAGTGTTAATCACAGAAGGACTATCGTCATCAGGCGACTATAAGACTGGCGATATCTGCACGGTACGAAGAGTAGTAGACATCTACGGTACGATTACCGTGAAAGAACACTCTAATTTTGTAATAGCAAGGGAATACGAAGTCATCGTCAATAGCGAAGTTAAAAACGAGGAGGCTGACGGAATGGAAAACGTAAATCAAACGGTAATCAATAATGCGAATACGCTATTTGAAAAGAAGGACGATAAATATTTCGGTTATAAATCTCGTTTTGGAGATATCGTTATTGGCGGAGTATATTCTTATAGATTCGTAGTTCAATATGCAAAAACGAATCAAGACGTTGTTGTTATATCTGGAGATGAGAATACGGTAACGACTCCGGTTTGTACAACACTAGAGGAACGTTTATGGAAGCCGGAGAAAAGCGCCCAAGTCTGCCGTGATGAAATTGTTGAGCAGGCGAAGGCGGACGTTGAAACCCTGAAGAAATATGGGAGAACACACGGTGGTAAGCCTTTTGATTACCGACTTGAAATGTTCTGTGTTAAATCGGAATTCATTGTTAATCGAGATAAACGTACAGTAGTAGTTTTATTGAAGGGAGCTGGAACTGAGCTCGTATATGTTCGTGGTATTGCCAGGGCCGCACCGTCCGACTGCTTCAACGTTCATATTGGTCGTGCGATCGCGCTAAGACGTGCGCTAGGCCTGACGGTGCCAGACGAATACTTGAACGCTCCGCAGCCGACTGAGGTTCGTGTGGGGGACGTTGTTCGCGGCAAGTACGCGGATTACTACTACCAGTTATGCCGTGAAGGCGAACTCGGCGATGACAGTTACGAAGCAAAGATTAGAGAAATTGCGGATGGTAAATACCGATATGTCGGCGGAAGTTACGATTTTATAGATGACGCTGACCTAACGATTATCGACGACTCACGCGAAGGGGTGGGCGAATGAACGTAAAATATACGATGAGTCAGGCGGAAATAGTCGAAGCTATGGTCGAGTGGTTAAATCGAAAGGGTTACACGGCTACTGGCGGAAAATTCATATGTAACTCGTGGGATCAGAAGGTTAGAGCGGAGTTTACCCTGCGAAAGAATTAACGAAAGGAGGCGCGTGAGTGACGTACCATAGACGCTTGAAAACAACGGTGTTTAAAAAGTATAGCGGGTACGATTGGACTTACGACGCAATGTATCCGGAACCCCGGGTAAAGGGTGCAGATAAGCGGATGCGCTCGAAGCATGAGAGAACGATAAGAAAAGTGATGGATAAAAAAGAAATTAGTTATTACGACTAAGTTAATATGAAATCTGTATTTTAAAGAGAAGGATAGTGAGCTATGGAGAAAATCAATGGCAGGTATAGGATTAAAACACCTTGTCCAAAGGGAATTTCAGGATGTGCTGTTTGTCATTATTTATGGATAGACGAAGATGCGTACGACCAGATTTTCGATTGTTATTATGATTATTATGGCAAAAAACCAGACCCAGCATCTATTGTTCAAATACATAAACACCTGCCGAAAGATATTCATTTGTTAGCAGAAGAGTGGGGATGGCATGACACAGAGGTCAGAGAAAAAATTTATAAATGGTTGAGAGAAGAGATGATCTGGGTGTTCGGGTTTGGGAAAGGAGTATAAAAATAGAGGGGATTAACCCCTCATACATTAATGAAATTGGCCATTCATACTTTGTTGAGCTAAACGTACTAAACGTTTTGTGATCTCTCCACCTACTGATCCGTTTGCTCTACTTGTTGTCTCAGGCCCTAAGTTCACACCGAACTCAGAAGCAATTTCATACTTCATTTGTTCAAGAGCACCAGCAGCTTGAGGCACAAGTAATTCATTGCTGTTGTTTGATCTGTTTTGTTTAGCCATATGATCATCTCCTAAAGTAGTATGTAAACAAGTTTGTACAATTGTATTGTGTGGAGATGTTTTGAAAATATACACATTAAATTTGAAGTGAGGTGATTTAAATGTCAATTGGTCATGGAGCATGAGTTAACACGTACTTAAACAAAGAAGGGGGATAAAATGAAAATTGATTATGTTTCAGATCTGCATATTAATCACTGGATCCCTTGGAACAATAACCAAATCAAGTGGGAAAAGCGAACAAGGGAGATTGTTAGAAGGTTAATATCGAATGGAAATGGTGAGGTATTAATCATTGCCGGTGACTTTACTGAGTGGAATCAACAGACACTGTGGGTACTTGATGAAGTAGCAAAGCAGTATGAAAAGGTTTACTTCACATATGGTAATCATGATCTTTATTTACTCAGTAAAAATCAGCAACGAAAATATTCCGATTCACTGGGAAGGGTGAATGATTTAATTCAGAAGGCTACAGACATCAATAATGTCACTCCATTAATAAAGTCTACGGATACATACAAAGGGAAAGTCTTTGCAGGAGATGTTATGTGGTATCTTCCAAAAGGAAATGAAGGATGGGATTTCTTCAAAGGTGTCTCTAATGATTCAAACTATATCAGCCTTAATGGATACAGCAAAGAAGATGGGGTACGAGCAATGTGGAAAGAATCAATGGACTGGTATGACACTCTTGAAAACTCTGATATTGATGTATTTGTATCTCATGTCCCACCTGTTCACAATCCTTATTCTCCGTTTGAGCCTAACAGCTGCTATATGGTCGATTTGCCATTTATTAATGCTGAACATTGGGTTTGTGGACACGATCATTTACAAGCTGAGTTTTATAAAGAAGGAACGAGCTTTCACATGAACTGCATTGGATATCCATATGACTATGATATGTATCCTAGAGTAAATGAGATACCAGGTAAGCAAGTTGATACGTATAAAACGTTTGAACTGAAGACATTTGAAATCAAATGAAATGAAATTCTAATTTTATACTGAAGGAGAATAATATAATATGACAAAAGAAAATAGAAACTTAATTATACTTGAATCAGAAAGAGAACAGGCTAAACTGCGATTAGAAAATCAAATTTCAAGTATTCGTAACATGTTAGATAATTTAGAATCAAAGTTAAAAAACAATCAGCAATTATATATCTCGGATGGATTACAGGGAAATGGCACTAATATTGACAAACACATCGCACAATTAGCAACCTATGATAGAGCGATTGAACTTTTTAATAGGCAATTTTCGGAGAATGAATAAAATGTTGATTCTATATAGAAAGGATGATTAAGTGCATTTGGATAAATGGTGGGGAGTTACCCTTAGCGGAGATGAGAAAGCTGTCAAGGCTTTAAGTGAACTTATGGATATCAACAAAGCACTGTTCGAGAATCTCTACAAAGTGCAAGCCGACACAATTGAAGAACATGTAAAAAAATTATATGAACAGGTTCCAGAGTATGAAAAGAAATTCTTGAAGTTTGTCAATGAGCAGTTACCTAATTTGAAGAGGTATTTACAATACGAGCTACCCTATAATCCTCACCTGATATGCAGCATCCAATATGATATTTACATATCAGGTGCCGAAATTGATTGCGAATACCCACATGATGCTAGGGATTGCATTATTACTTTCTTTCAACGGATACCAGAAATAATCGGTTCATACAAGGAGGAATTAGATGAAGAATACAGAGTTTAAGGTAACAAGTTTATTAGAGGAGTATAAACGAAGAGATGAGGAACGTAGGGAATTCATCATTCATGAAGGCTACACAGCTATCGAAGAGATCATTAAAGAAGTGAACCAAAGAGGATCACTAAATGAAGCAGATATTTATTATGGAACACCTAAACCACAGTTAAGTTTCTCGGACATTGAATTAGGCTACATGCTTACTTCAATGATGGAATATGCGACAAATCATGTAGGAAATCCAGTTGATGAGGAATGTGAACTTGAAAATAAACTGGCTTACTTTGAGTATAAGGACGAGATAATTCAGATTTTTGAAGTGTATGGCCAAGGTACTGACAGCTGGTTTTCTAAACCTAGTGAAGATACCATTGAAAGATTGAATAACACAGCTTACGGAGTGTATTTGATCCAGTTCGAGGATTTCATTAATTACACTAAAAATAAAGATATTGAGAGTGAAAAGCTGTCCCCAAGCAGCACGATCTTAAATGACATTACTAGTGGTTACACAGTCGAAAGAGGTTCTAAGTAGATGATTGTAACAGCTTGGGTTTTGTTAATTGCATTTGGTCTAGTTGTGTTAGGTGATTGGGATTCAGAAGGCAATATGAAGTTGATGGTATGGGTTGGAATAGCTAAGTTTATTTCAATGATTATTGTAGCAGTTGCTGCTGGAGTAATTTGGGGAGGATTGTTTCAATGAAAAAAGTTTTTAAATGTCGTACTTTTCCTAAAGAAGATAAAGTTATTTTCGAGAAAGGAAGAGACCATGTTTTAATGACTATTGAAGACAAGAAGTACAGTAAGAAAGTGTCGATTTGTTTGAATACCGATGACATAAATAAAATTAAAGAATTTTTAGGGGGTTAGTTTTATTAAACTTAAAGCAGTCAAGAAACCTAAGCTATCTAAAAATAAGTTTTCCAATTTAACTGAAAATGATTGGAAAGAAGCCAATGAACAAACGAAAAAGGATCGTGGGATTTCTGGACTTACTTATCGTGACATTTTCAAGAACAGAGAATTCTAAATAAAATCGGTCATTTATTTAGAATAAAAATAAAATAAGTGCATTGGGGTGGAGGATAATAACTGAACACTTTAAGAACATTCAAATACTGTTCAACAAAATGGAAAGACAAATGGGTACGGTGAAAGAAGCTCTCGAGAACAAAGAATACGAAAGAGCCCACCGTAACCTAATCAACCTTTCAGATAACAATGAAGAATTGATGCAGGAAATCAGATGGGCTCGGAAAGGGATTAAGATTTAACTTTTCTTCTTTCTTCGTGGTTCCATTCGTACAGCTCTTCAATTGAGCAACCAATGGCATCAGCAAAAGTCATGCCCGTAGCCAAGTTCATGTTTGCTTTAGCTCCACTTATATAATCGTGGATACGTTGTCTGGGGTATCCTGTACGTTTGAAAAGGTCATCAACTGTGAGGTCATATTCAAACATTAATTCATTTAAACGAGGGCGCAGGGGTGTCCATTGCTTCATTTCGAACACTTCTTTCAATATTAATTAACATAAAACAGTGTAGCAAAGGTTTATTCTAATTTCAATTTTAGTTTCAATATTTTAGGAGAGTGATTGATTGGCAGGTACAAATCAGGGCAAGGTTTTTGAATCAAATATAGAAAAATCAGCAGCAGATCAAAAGCTGTTCTTCTACAGAATTAAAGATGTTAATCCAGTGTTTTTAAAAAAGGGAGCATCAGTATCCAAAAACAAATATGATTGCTTTCTATTCTTTAAGGGATACTTGTTCCCCTTTGAGCTTAAATCAACAAAGGATAAGTCTGTGTCCTTCAGTAAAAAGATCATCAAGCCACAACAGATTAAACACTTAAAAGAGGCTACTCAATATCCAAACGTAATCCCTGGGTTTCTGTTTCAATTTAGAGAGCCAGAAAATAAAGTTTATTTCGTACATATCAATGATTTCCTTACATATAAGAACATAGCTGAAAAACAATTGAAACATACATATAAGAATAAAGTAAACAAAGCCAGCATTCCAATTGCAATTTGTGAAGAGATCGGCACAGAAGTCCGTTCGATGAAGAAAAAAGTTAACTATACATATTATTTAAACAAGCTTTGCGATGATTTGATAAAGAAATTGCACAGGGAGGCTTTATTATAGAAGAAACTCGATTGAGTGCTTTATATTTTGCATTGGACAAGAGTCTCCCTACATATGTTGGTGTTAAGTCAGCGGTGGGGGTGCAACCTTGTACTTGAATGACATGGAGACGTTACATATTGATGAAAAGGGAAGAAGTGTTGTTGCAGAGATTGAGAAGAAAAATTTCACTATTTGCTTTGTTAAACAAGAAAACATAAGAAGCAATGAAGAATTTTATGAAGAATATGTTAAACTGCTATTGGATTAA